GCATTTGCCGGAACAGCGCTGACATATTCGTCGGTATTTTGATTCGGTGTGTATTCTGAATTTTTTAGAAACAAAACTTTTAATTGATTTGCATTTACGTCTATGTCACCGTTCAAAAACGCTTCTTTTGCTTTTTTGTAGATAAAATTTGCCATTATATACCAATATTTCCAGATACTTTAATTCTATATTTGTATCCTTTTTCAAAATAATTTTTTCCATCAACAAAATACGAAGGAGTAGCGTCATTCAAGGAGGGAAAGTCAATATAAACTTCTGGCTTCCACGAATGCATCTTTATATCGGCAGAGATGGTTTCCCAACGAGACGGAACTTTTTGTATTTTTTTTCTTTGACAAATAAAATATTGATTGGTCAAAAAGTTAGATGCTGGTCTTTCATTAAATATGACCACGATTCTTCCATTATTGTAATCATTTTCAAGATAAAATTCTCCATCGACTGGAATAGTCTCTTCAATATAGAAGTTGGGATTTTTAGCTATTACAGAATAACTCACATCAACATCTGATTTAATTGATTTGTCTTCTATTAATATGGGAGACAATACTGGATCGTTTATTTCAGTGGAATTTGGAGTTGCCGTACAATTCGGCCAAGTAAACTCTACTTTTTCAGTAGGAACTATATTTCCCGAAGAATCAATTATATTTTCTAAATTTATCGAATACTTTACCCCTTCTTGAAGAGAGGTTGTTTTCCAATAAAGAGTAATAATTCTTGAAATTTGATTATAATCTTTTACCGAATTTATTGATTCAAATGGAGCAGATATTTTAACGGGTGTTGCGGAAGACGTAAAAAGAGTAAAGTTTTCGTTTTTTAATGAAGATATCTTGACTGTTCTGCCAAATTTAATTGAAACAGAGTAGCAACTTAAGGTCACTCGATCAATAAGAAACAAGCTCACTCAAAATCTCCAGACTATAAACTGAACACAATAGTAATCATTTCTTAGCAAATACTAAAACGGAGGGCGGAGATTTCTCTCACGCCCTCCGTCTAGGGTTGTAAATATAACTACCCTAAGATCACGCCATTTCGTTGGTGACCTGGACTTCGTAGTTACGAGCTAGTCTGACATTCTTAGCGACTGTGATACCCTCACCGTCACCGAGCATTACGATGTCATAGCGTTCCTTCATCTTCATTGAACGGATGTCTCGCGACGGATCATCAAACTGATCTGTCGTCATATCCTCCTTGACGAGAAGTGTGCCGACTTCGTTACGGTCGATTAGGAATAGGTCCGACTTGGCAGCAGTTGCACCGCTCTTGGCCGTGAAGCTTACGAACGGCGAAACAATAACGTTTAGGCCCATTGGAGCCGTAGCGTTAAGAGCGCCATCTGCTGATTGTGGACGGTAACCCCAACTTGTGTTGACTGCAGCTGCGGAACCACCAGCATGGAAGATGCTATCCTTAAGGAACACCGACCACATCAGTGGGTGAAGAATGAAGTCTGTTGGAACATGGTTCTCAGCCATTAGAACTGCTGCCATATCAACGATATCATCCCAGGTAACTGTTTTGTTGAATGCGCCATTGATGTCGCGGCCAGTAGTGTCACCATATGATTCACTGTCATTGTCAAAGACGACTGTTGCAGCGTCCTTAAAACGACTAAGGGCGATTTGCTCTTTCAAACGAGCCATTGCACGGCCGGCGGCGCGGACATGGAGGCCAACAATATCCCAAAGTGAGTCAGCAATAACTTCCTCTGTGAAAGCTAGCTTAACACCCTTTTTGGAGACCTTTCCTTCCACCTGCTTGGCAAATGCGAGGGCTTGCTCTGGGTATTCTTGTCCTTCTGGAATCTCTGCAGCTTGGATTGCGTTTACTGCTGGGAACTCCAAAGAACGCCCTTTACCAAGACGAACCGTGGAAAGGAGAGGCGTCACCAACAATTGTGGTTCTGCAGCTTCCTTTAAGGTACGAGAGATAACTTTTGGAAACAACGCCGCAGCATCGGATGATGCGAAAGCTTCTTTGATTGTTACCCTGTTTTCTCCGTCGATGTACCCGTCCTCAGATAATGCGGCTTCCCAAGCGGGGAGCCCAGAGAGGAGTTCTTGGATTGTCTTACTCATCTTAGGATTTTCCTCCTGTTATCTTTCTTTATAGGGTCAAGTTGACGCGGAATGCGCCAATGACATTGTTTACATCCAGGTTAGCGCGTATACCGAGCTTGCCCTTGAAAGCACCTGCGCGTGTGAGCTCAAATACTGTCTTTAGTGCACCTGGATCTGATGGTAGTTGCATGTAAGAAAGGAGGCCATCATCAAAGTTTGTTGCGAACTTCTCAACCTCAATTACTTTACCAACCTGCAACCATGGATATGAGGCGGCATCTGCATCTGCCAATGCGACTGCGCGTCCCATAAAGTCTGACTTAACCAATGAACCAATTGCTACATCGGCGTTTAGACCAGAAACCATTGGGTATTCAACATAACCGTGGGTAATGAAGCCTGCGCCTTGTGATGTACCCTTATCAAATGGACGATATAGGTCATACTGTGCGCAGCCAATTGGCTTTGAGCGAGCCGGTACGGCGATTGTATCACCCGATGGGCTTGATGTTGGAGTTGCACCGTCTAGTGGATTCCAACCGCTTATTGTATCGCCCCAAGTTACTGCTGAGCCAGTGCTGTTTGCCGGAACAACTCTTGCATCACCGTTGGCGTCTGCAACCACTGAAAGAATCGTTCCCTTTGTAAGAACAATCTCAAAGCGGTCATCTTCTGAATCGAGGTACCATGTTGGCAAGCCAGGATGTGGAAGCAGGTAGGCTGCTGGAGCGATGCCCTCAGAAACTACGAAACGACCGGCACCTGTCTTGGAATGTACCTTACGAAATTTTGCCAAACTCATTTTTATCTCCTCTTGTTAAATTAGATTAGAGTTTACGTCTGCCCATTAGGGCATCTACGAAAAGCTGCTCAAAAGAACCTTCGCTATTCTCTTCTTTTGCCTTTGTCTCTTCATCAACTGTAACCACATTTTGTTCTTCGGCTACAGCCAATTCTGATTGCATCGTTGGTACCTCAAATGACTTAGACTTTTTCTCAGGAAGCTTTGCGAGATCCCTCAAAGAATCAGCCAAGGACGATGCCGTTCTTGTGCCGTGATCTTCTACGAGTTTGTCTCTGTCGCTTGCTGATTCTAATCCAAGTGCAATCTTGGTGTCAACGACTCTTTCGGCGAGAGTTTTGTGAAGTGCTGCTTTTAGGCGAGCATTTTCTTCCTGCAAAGATTTGATCAATTTTTGTGTTTCGTTTCCTTGCTCATCGCTTTTATTTTCTTGCGCAATGAGGTCATCGGACTTGATCTCTTCTTTCTCAGGATTTTGTGCATCTGACTTTTGCTCAAATGCCTCTTGTGATTCTTCGGTTTTTTCGGAATCAACATCCTTTACGGTTTGTTCTTCCGCTTTCTCCAAATTATCACTTGAGATTTCCTGTTGTTTTTCTTCTTCAGCCGGTTTTTCAACCAGCTCTTCGACAACAACTTCTTCTGCTGGCTTTTCTTCTTTTGTATCAGGAATAGCTGCAATTGTTGAAAGATCTTGACTGAGCTCTTCCGCTACTGCCAAAATATCTTCCTTAACCTGAACATCTTCCATGCCTGTATTCTCCTCAGATGTTGTCATATTTAAACTCTTATTAGATAGTAATGAATTCTCTATATTATTGCTATTTTCACTTTCCTGTACTGCTAACGCGGCCAAAAAGGCGCCTTTTGTATGAAGATAAACAGGTCTAGATTCTTTTTTCTTTAAATTTTTAAGAATTGACTCGTTTTCTTGCAGCGAGAATATATCCTCTTCGTCCATATGAAGAACAAAAGCCGAACTCTTGGCTACCCAAGTATTTAAATCAGATATTGGCGCCTTTCCATGGACAACTTTTGAGTCTCTAACTCCCGACCTTTGGTCTGCTGGCTGGTTAACAAATGAATACTCTTTAAAAGCTATATCTTGCATATCTATAAAAGCTAGCTTGCCTTTATAAACTTGACCTCTTTTATACTTTGGAAACTTGAGTCTTCCATTTTCGTCTTCTTTGGCTAGATCATCACCAGTTATTGAGCATATCGCTTTTGCTGCCCTGCCGCCAACAGAGCCAGTAAGATATCTTTTGTCAGCTATCTTTTGTGCTGAGGCGGGATCGGTAATTGCTATCTGCAACCTTACATACGCAGCGCCATCTGACTCTTTTTCCATTTTGGCTGCCATAACTCTTCCAATTGGCTCAGAGTTAGGGTCATGATTAAGTATAACTGGCTTCGGATAAGGCTCAACCCATGACTGAAGAGCTTTTTCTAATTCAGCTGCAGAATAGTTGTTGTAGTTGGCTGTTAGTCCGCTCATGAATTGCGGCGACCTCTATGATCAAACCGCGATTAGAGTTAAAGTTTTCTGAGAAATTATATTTTGATTCAGTCAAGTTTGGAAACTCTACTGTAAAATTCTCTGTAAAATCAAAGCTCATTTTAAACCTCTAAGTTTAACTATAAAATATAGTACATTTCTTTTTATGACATTAAACAATTTTATACAAATATATCAGACTTTTACTAGGTTGTCTAGTTTTTCTGAACTTCTAGAATCTCCTAATTTAAGATATTCGGACAAATGAACTAAAGACATTATATGTGGCGCATATATGTAAGATGCACTAAATAACTTAAGATTATGTTTTTTGGCGTTGTTTGACCAACCAAGATCTTCTCCCTGTTGATGAAATTCATAATTAACATTCATGTAAGTCTTTTTTGACATCATTTTGGCAGCCATGATAATATCTGTCTGAAAATAGGTTCCTATTGGATAGTCTGTTTTTCTAAATCCCTTTTGGTTATCCTCATTGCTCCAAGACATTACACTCGGAAATGCGGTTCCGACTGGAGTCATGTACATTAAAGGTGAAACCGCATCTGCTCCATCATTAATGTGTGCTATAAGAAGCTCTATTGTATTTGGATTTTCTATTAATATATCTGAATCCAAACTAAAATAGTAATCTGGTTCATACTGCCTAACCCTAGATAAAATAGAATTTCTCATATTTATCATATTGTGATATTTTGACAATGTCCATTGCCTACCATTATTTTGATGCTCAAAATGAGGTATGTCTGGTCTTTCGACTATATCAAAAAATAAAATATTTTTATCTAAATGCTTCCAAACACGTAACGCGTTAATAGTAGCTTTATCGTCAGGACTGACTTCAAATATGAAACCAATATTTGATATATCAACAGACTGCCTTAGGATGCATCTGATCCAGTAGGGAAGAATCCAATCCCTTTTATAGATTGGACATGCTATAACAAGTTTCATTATTTAGATTCTTTTGGAGTCTCTTCTTTTTGTTCTGTTTTTTTAGAGGCGGCTTTTTTTTCTGTCGGTTTTTGTTGCTCTGATTCTGTCTTAACCTCTTTTGTGACATCTTCTTCCTCCGGGGCATCAAAAATAATTTCAAAGCCTTCGGCAAACGCATCAATAATCTCAGTCAGAATTTGCATTGCGATACGCAACTGATTATTGTCTACTGCGGTCTTGAAACCTTTTATTGCGTCTTCTTCTTGAAAAAAATTTTTTGATAGTTCAGATGTTATTATCAGCGGCATTAGTTGAGTCCTTTTCGCTTTCCTCTTTCGTGTAGACTACATTATAGTCTTTTTCTAGGACATTTTCAACCACAGATAACCATGTTAGGTCTGATCTTCTTATGTTCGGAGAAGTTTTTCTTCCGCTTTGATTTGCTGGACGCATTGCGTTCCCTGCGCCTCTTCTTTTGTTCGGCAGATTTCTTTGTCCGCCAGTAGAAGACGCCTGCTTATCTGAATCATCTTGAGTTTTCATTTGACTTTGAGCGTCGATTATGTCCACTTGAACTTTGCCCTGCATTGCTGCAAAAAGTTCAGTTTCGTCAACATCTGGATTTAAGTTAAGTTCAAGTCTAGCTTCGCTTATTCCAATCAAGTTATTGACAAATTTTTGAATTACGTGAGTTTCTTTTTTAACTTGAGTGTCTACGTCTATTTCATTAAATTTAAAGTAACAACGATCCGAAATTCCATCCGTTACTGGATTAAGAATTGGGTCATATCCAGCTTCAAACAATAGTTCGTTAAACATGTGTAGTCTTATCGTTTCAGAAAATATCTTTTGATACTTCTTTATTTTATCGTATAAAGCCACATCAAGTCTGTCCGTTACCGATCTATTTCCGCCATTCATACCAATGCCCAGATGATGAGGGGCAAGTCCTAGACCGACTGAAACCCTTTCCTTGAAATGCTCTAGATATCCAGCTGCATCAAGTGCTTCTTTTCCTGCTCCCACTATGTCTATGTTATGCCTATGGGGAAGAATCAATCCGCCTTCGGATCTAAGGTTCTCAATTTCAGCTGCTGCCCTGTCTATTTCGTTTGGCTCAGCTGGCTGCTCGGGAGTGCCGATAGTATATTTGTATAACGGAAACAATTCTCTATGAACCAGATTTTGTATATCCTCTTCCATTTGTCTAAGCGCAACAACGTCATCTAATACGTTGCTCAAAAATGGAGTACCAAAAGCTCTTCCTGTTTTTTTGTCTATCGCAATATGAATAACTCTGTCTGCGGCCCAAACCGGATCTTTGTCAGTAGGCGAATAAGTAAGTGGATCGGTCGATTGCTGGTACGCTTTTGGTCTGTTAAATTTATCTCTTAATATTCTAACTTGCTCGGTTGGTATTAAATAATAACCAACAATTGGTTGAGTAGAATTTATGGGATTAAGTTTTTTCGGAAAATATTCCGATATGTCTCCGCGAGCTTTCACTATAAATGCATTGCTAAATTTAAACAGTTGATCCGAAACTTCTTCAAGAAAATCTATAAAAGGCCTTTTCATAGCCATTTCAATAAAATCTATTCTTTGATACAGATAAGAAACCGCTTCTTGATTTTCCCCAGATATTTGCCATCCTTCTTTCCAAAAAAGTTCTTTATATTTATTCATGGCTTGACGAACATATGAATCAGTATCTACCGCTTGCATTATTCGATCAAAGTCATATGGCGAAGGCTCAAAGGTTGACCTGCTATTGTAATACCAGGTAGAACCCTGAAAGCCTAGAGCCAACGCGGCAATCTTCATTGTTTTTGGCAACTGCTTGACGTTTTCTGGATCTATTGTTCTGGCAACAAATCTCCTCCCGGAAACATTGTCCAAAGAACGAAATGGCAGATAATCTAGAATGGCCATTTTTTCTCCTGTAAAAGCTATTTAAATAGTAGCTTTAAGACTAATTTTTATAACTTACTTTTGCTCTATTCCAGCTCTTTCAAAGGTATTCTTAATGATAAGACCCTTGACGGCTTCTAGCCAAAAGATTGTTTCAGACTCGGCAAAATCGCTTCTATATGAAAGATTCTTATCGCTAATTTTAATTTCTATTGCAAACTCTGACTTTTGCTCTTGTGCGTTTTCTTCAGTCATTTTACTTTTGTCCTCTCATACTATTGATAATATTTGTTAACTGTTTAATTGTAGCATCTTTTACAACTAGTTCGGTAGTTAATTGAGCTAATTTTTCTTGAAAAGAAGCAATAATTAAATTTACATCTAAACCGGAAGATTGTTGTTCAACTTGTTGATTATTTTCTTTAGTATAGTTTTGTCGCATGCTTTGATCGTGACTTTCTAATTCAACTTGCGGTGATTCGTAACTATTTGATGATTTGCTGCTTTGCCAGTTTGGCTTAGTGTTTATTTTGGACATCCTCCAATTGTACCATTTTCTTTTCATGTTTTCTATCTTTTTTGAAAATTTTTAGTTTGATTCTAGTAAAGTTAATCTCGTATTTAAATCATTAATAGTTGCCAAGAGATAGGGTATAAATGCATTATAAGAAATTTGTTGATATTGTGCGATTCTATAAACACCATCTTCCATAAATTCATAAGGTCCAACTCCATAAATATTCATTTGATCTTCATTAAAATACAATCCATCATTCAAATAGGAATGAACAATATGTCTTTCAATTGCGTCAACTGCTACCATTTCTGGAAAAACATCAACGATTTCGTCTGCTATTAATCCAACAGAATGTTTTCCTTGCAGCCATTCTTGCGGAGCTGCATCAACAAAATCAAATTCTTTTACTGATAGTGAATATATTTTGTTGAGTTCTTGCTGAGAAACATTAGTTATATTCTCTTTTAATCTTCTATCAGAAGGTATTGTTTGTTCAATGAAACCGTCTTACATTATTGTCATTGTTGACAATAAAAAGTAATTTTCCATTCGAATTCTTCCATCCAAAAGCTAATCCAAACGCATCTGCGCCCAAATTTGATGCTGTGTATAGAATTCCAGTTTGACTGTTTACTGTAAATCTGGTAGATAAACCTTGAGTATCAATTTCTTTTCCAAGAAATTTACTGTATGTGCTAATAAAACCAGAAGCGGATACCGTGCCTAAAGTAGAAACACCACTTGCGCTCAAAGCTGAATTTTGCCCGCCATTTTCTATGTAGAAACTTCCTGCTGACACTTTTGACATAAAATCGCCAAAAGCTACGGTTAAAACTGGTTCGCTGACGGTGCCGACTACTGGATGAATCTTTACACTTCTAATCCCCTCCTCTTGAGAAATTCCTTGACTTGTAATGCTATATGGCCCAAGCTTTCCCGCAGTTGCGGTCATTTCTCCACTGGAAGTAACCTGAAAAGTTCCGTTGCCTATATCAATTGATGTTCCTTTAATAGTGCCGCCAGTAACCAAATCTCCAGATATAGTTCCAGAGGTTGCGGTTATTCTTCCTGTGATGTCTGCGTTTGTAGCTACAATTGATCCCTCATTATTTACTGAAAAATTTGGAAATTTTATTTCATTATTTCCTGATGTATCTAATTGGATATACCTTGTTGTATTTCCGGCCCTAAAATATATCGAGTTATCTGATCTCTGAATCCAGGCATTATTCCATTGGCTTAGTCCTGCTCCTGAAATTGATATTCCTTTTTCTGGACTGCCAGAATTGATTGCCTCGTTACCAACTCTTACCGAACCAACAGACAAAGTCCCGGTGAAAGTTCCACCAGCCGCAGAAAGATTACCGGCGAAAGTTCCAGAGGTTGCGGTTATATTTCCTTTTATAGCTAGATTTTCTCCGTTCCAGGTCAGTTTGTCCCCAAGAGAAAAATCTGCTTGACCAGTAGAATTATTCTTGCCAACATAAAATGCGGTGTTTTGATTATTGTAAAGTCCCTGACCAAAGAACAATTTTTCATTGCCTAACGTCAAACCGCCAACGAAACCATTACTTCTTATGAGCGTATTGGCGGCTTGGGCGGCGCCATTTGAATTTACGGCGTCGGTACCATCTGCCAGCCTCAAAGTTCCCTGTACCGTCAAAACATTACCGTTCCAGGTCAGTTTGTTCCCAAGGGAAAAATCTGCTTGACCAGTAGAATTATTCTTGCCAACATAAAATGCGGTGTTTGTATTGGCGAAAGTTCCCTGACCAAAGAACAATTTTTCATCGGTTAACGTCAAACCGCCGACGAAACCATTACTTTTTATGAGCGTATTGGCGGCGGCGGTGGCGCCATTTGAATTTACGGCGAGAGATCCGTCCTCCAATTTCAGATTACCCCTCACCGTAAGAGCGTTTCCATTCCAAACTAGCTTGGTTCCCAGAGAAAATTGAGAATCGCTGTCAACATAAAACGGAGTGTCATCATTGTTGAAGTTTCCAGCGCCCATAAATATTTTTCCATTATTACCAATTTCGGTATTACCCTCAAATTTTACAGACTTTGTAGTCAAACTATTGGCGTAAGCGTCTCCTTCTTTCGTGACTCTAAAAGTTCCATCTGCAAATACGCCAGCACCGAGCCACATGTTGCCCTCAATATCGACATGAAAAGAAGTGGCGTCTGATCCACCAATGTCTATTGTTCCGCCGCTTAAGGCACCGGTGAAAGTTCCACCAGCCGCAGAAAGATTACCGGTGAAAGTCAAGTCGGTTCCATCAAAATACAAATATTTATCACTTGACCCAACCTTGAACTCACTTGACGAAGAAGTATCAGAACTATTTCTTCTCCATCGATTGTCCGCATTTATGTAAACTGATCCAGCTTTCAGCCCACCCCTTATTGAAGCCGAAGAAAACTCAGCGTGTCCGTCTCCGGCGACTACCCATCCGCTAGTTCCATTGGTCCAACTAGAGGTCCCGTTATCATAAGACCCGTTGTAATCAGAAGATCTAAGTATTGCCATGTTTGCTGGTGCAGCAATATTCGTTTGTGCCCCCGCTTGAGAAAGAACTATTTGATGGGCGCCTATCGTTCCTGCGGTTATTTTTGCCGCAGTTAGGCTGGCAACATACTGATTGCCTATGAGCGGAGTGTCTTGGTCAGACAACACCAACGGCGACCAAGAGCTGTAATTGTTGCTGGTATCCTTTGTTCTTACCCTTCCGTAATACCTTATGGTCGTAGTGTCAGTGCTGTTTTCTACTGCTACGGCAAAAACGTTTGAACTCGATTCACCCGAAAGATAAATCGTTGGATTATTTATCAAAGAGTAATTTGGAAAAGAACCAGTAACTTGATCTGACTTGTAAAGTTCATATTCGTAAGAAGTAACATCTTTGTCTAACACGTTATCAAAGACAAACATGGCTTGTTCAAAAAATGCATACAGAGCGAGATTAAGCGGATAATCCGGAATAGTTTGGTCTACGGGAACAGCTATTCTTACCGCATTTGCTTTTTCTGATTCTTGGTTTATGTCAGAATTTTTTATCTTGGCTGTTACCACATAGTTTTTTCCGTGGCTTTAAGTTCTCTATCTTTCTTCTTATTCTAGCCATTTACGTTTCCTCCAAAAATACTTCTACTCGTCAGATACGGGGTAAACTCTTCTGAGCCCATGCCACAGCTTGGATCATATCCAAAAGAATAATGATCCAGTTTTATTTTTCCGTTTTCTGAAAGATCGTTCTTTTCAAAATCAGATATTATTTCAAATATATAATTTTTATAATAAAAATTATTTTTTGAGTAGACTAATTCACTGATTTGTTCAGAAGAATTAAACAAGTCAATAGTAAACCAATCTCGCTCAATTATAGAAATTGGGGTAGCATCATTGGAAAGAGCGATGAATCTTATTCTAAATTTTCCATAGTCTGGACCCTTGTTGCAATAAAGCTCAAAAAATGGACCGGTGAAAGTTCCTATGACTTTTGCTCCCGCGGAAATGGACAATCCATCTTTCCAGTCTAGATTTGAATTGGAAAAAGAAAAAGAATAAACCTCGTCAGTACTTGGGTAAACATCAAAAAAAGTCTCATCAACTTCATTTGCGGTCGTTATAAACTCAGCTTCGTTTGGCTGACAAGATATGTAGTCTTCATATTGTCCGTTTTGAACTTTTCTTATTGATTTTAAATCATCAGTTTTATAATATAAAATATATTCTTTTTCTATTTCTGTATCAGCCGGATGTATTTCTGCCGTCTTAAAAAACAATCTATTATTGATTATGTGGGATTTTACTGGAACAAAGTTAAAATCATCTGTTGACTTAAACCCATAAACTACCAAATAGGAATTTTGCTCTTTTTGAGTCAACAATGAATCGTCTATATAATCGTCTATTTTTAGGCCATCTACATCTACGAAAACCCAAGAGTTGCTTGGTATGTTTTGTTTTGGTGGCGGAAATTTGATTATTCTCCTAAGAAGCGGATACACATAGTTTTGATCTTGCGTTATTGAAGTCGGCGAAGCCGTAGAGGGAAGATATCTAAACCAGGGCATGATTTTATATCTCTATTATTTCTATGATCACTTCGTTGCTGTCGTTAAACATGTTATCATCTACTTCTATTTCTATTATGCCGTCTACTACCGGAACTCCTCCGTCAACTATTTCTGCCACATATTCTACCACCTCTATGGCCGTTGGTTTGGTTGGTTTTTGATTTTGATCACTTCTTGGCGAAGAATAATCCACGTCAACCGATCTTATTCTTTGTGATCCATCTGCTCCGCTGTGAGAATGAGTAGAAAGGTGGACTCCGTCAATGGTCGAATTTGATTCGACTTTTATGTTTCCAGTTATGATTCCGCCGTTCCTCAAAAGATATTGAGGATGGTGATTTTCGTCAAGATTGTCAAGACTTGAATGATTTGAAATCAAGTAACTTTCCGTGCTATAAGAAAGAACAGTGTTATTAAATATTGCCGAGTATTTATCTTCTTTTGGTGATTCAATAATAACTGGTTTTTTTTGTCCCTTGAAAGAAAGTTGATATATGTAATTCGAATATCTTCTCTTGGATTGAATCAATTTGAAAAGATTGTCAACGTTAGAGTTTATAATTTGATTTCTTTGAACCAAGTCCGCCATTATCATGCCAAAACTTGAGTTTATTACGTTTCTGGCTATGTTCAACTCTTCAGACAATACCGGCATGTCTTTTGAGAAACTTGTGGTCAAAAAATCCAACTCAAAAGTCGACGATATGTCTTTTTTGAACTGTATCGATTGAGAGAGGTATCTTTCGTAGAATATGTCGCAATTGTCAACATAATCTCTTTTCAGAAAGTTTAATATATTTTGTGATTCTTCTTGCAGGACGTTCAGTCTAATAGAAAAAAACGCCTGGAACTCAACTGCTTGTTTTTTTGAAATCTTATCCAATTCGGAAGATGGGATTTCTCCTGGCGATGATGTGAGCGTCTGCCTAACGCGTTGCGTGAAGTGGGACGCCATTTTTGCCCACGCATCAAATTGTAACGCTGTTTGTTTCTGTGAGTCATCTTCATAATCCTCCCCGAATTTATATAGAAGAATATTCCTTATGCATATAGCTTCGTTTTGAATGAAGCCAATTAATTTTCTCAAGTCATAGATATAACCAAAAGAAGCTTGAGTGATGGCAGAATGGTATTCGTCAAGAACCTTTCTGCAACTTGTGGAAAGCGTCTTTTCTGCGTACCTGTATTCGCTCA